CAAAAAGTGTCATCACCACCAAACCCAATAAAATCACCTTGAACAATCCCGTCGAAACTAGGAAGACAATCAAAGCAATGGTGTAGTATGTCAGCAACATTGCCAGAATGATTCCGGTCAATGTCATCATGTGTTTCGTTAATCTTGATAAGTTTCTTGTTAAAGACCGATTTTGTACCAACAAAGAATTTACCCGTCGCCGGATTTTTGCCCCATACAATCGCGGGAGCGCCATCGATCTTCGCAGATACTTCACCATTAGTCAAAAACCAATCAAGGACAGAAAGATCACCCGTCAGAATAGAATCTTCAGGGTGTTGCAGGTGTGTGTTCTTCATACTATTGAAACGCTTTAGACGACCCCCCTTTATAAATTAAAAATTTGTTACATCAACAGGAATATCATTTACTCTTTCTTCTGCAATTCTAAAATAATTGTTATCACTCTCCATTCCAATAAAATTACGGTTAGTGTTCACACAAGCAACACCAGTTGTACCTGACCCCATCGTATTGTCCAGAACGGTATCACCTTCATTGGTATATGTCTTCACTAAGTATTCCATAAGCTCCACAGGTTTCTGGGTTGGATGTAAACCCTTCTCTTGTTTGAATTTTAAGATGGTCTTAGGGTATCGTGACCCCTCTGGATTGTCACGATGCTTAGATTGCTGTTTACCATAAACCTCACCAATCTTTGCAGTCTCAGACTTAAACCCACTATATGGAGTTGAATACCACATCTGAGGATTGTATATTGGTTTCTTTCTATAAAACACCAAAATGTTTTCATGACTCTTAAGAGGCATAACTTTAGCGTTCATAGGATTAGTTCCCTGTGGTTTTTCCCAAATCCATTCATACTTTAGATTCTGAATGTTTGAGGCAGCAAGAATCGTGGTGAAAGGTTGTGCAGCAGTGAATACCATTGCTGCGTTTTCTTTACAGATACGATTATATTGTTCCCACAATTTATCCAATGGAATGATACTATCCCACTTGCAGGCAGTTGTACCGTATGGCAAATCTACCAGCAACATATCAACAGAATTGTCTGCAATAGTAGGCAGCAATTCCAGACAATCACCAAGTAAAAGATTTACCATTCGGTTACACTCTTGACGAAAGAACATTCTATCAGACTAGACACTTTTGTGCAAATAAAATCATCATTACCAATACTTTTGCCACCTTGTTGTGCAGCAAAGCAATTCTCTTCAGATTCAAGATGCTTCAGAAAATCTTCTTTAGTGAACCAGAAAAATCGGCAATCTTCTTCCTTCTCATTGATACCGAAGAAGACCAATCGTTCCCAATCTTTATCTTTAGAAACGTGGTTGATAATAAATTGATCTGCTTTTACACCACCTTTCTTATCTCTAGTGGCAAGAGAAAACTTAATCTCAGTAAGAATATCATCAATCACACGATCATGACCAGCAGTGGATGTTTTGGCACGTTTAACATCACACAGGAGAACATCTGTAAAAAACTTTGATACAAAACGCTCACCAAACTCACCCTTTTGTTTAGGAGACATGTGAACATATCCCTCAAAAGGAGTACCAATCCAAGGATCTTTAGCGTTCTGACCGATGTAATCCTGAAGAGATCCGTCTTCAAAAAGAGTGGTAAACATAATGTTTGCTTCTATACTATAGGGACAGTTTAGACGACCCCCCTTTTAATTAACAATGAATTGTTTTTCATACTCCAACAATTCTGATGGAAAAACTATTTTTTCTTCTGTCGGTTTAGCTGTATTCCAATAGGTCTTACCCTCTGGACGTTTATACAATTTAATCCCAATGTGATCATATTTTTTGTCTGTAGGGATAAACACTTTATATGGTTTTCCTCTTTTGTTTTCTGTAAGTTGCTGCAACTTTCTATTTTCAGATTTTGTTACTTTAATTTTAGTGCAAGACATTGTAAAAATTTCTCTAAATTTATCATAATCAAAGAGATAAAGTTCAGAATTATCCATAATATAACGCCCAACAAATTGTGGAGAGAAACAATGATCATCCGCTCTCTCTGATGGATTATTCATTGCATTTTCACTAATCAATCCAGTGTCACCATATTGACAACTAAAAACACCCTCATAATATTGACGAGTGATAATCCTCACCACGTCAGGATCATTAGGATCCCACATGTCAAGATTAGACTTGAGAGCATTAAATGTTGCTCTACAATAAACTTCAAGTTTCCGACTTGTTTTAGGCATCAGAGAGTGTTCATCATAATATAGAGACAGTTTAGGCGACCCCCCTTTACTTTGCTTTGTTTCTGCGGGTGATCTCTTTCTGGGTGATAGGATTCTTTAACTCTTTCTCAGACTTCTTACCTAAGTTTTTGAGTTGCATATCTCTCAGAGTTCTTTCACCTTTCTTGGTCAATGCTTTACGTTCAGCAGCAGTTTTACCCGATGCTTTTTGTGGTTTATAAGATGGACTTACAGACTTAGTTGTCTTTTTCTTGAGCAAGTCTGAAGCAGTTGGTGTCTTAGAACCAGACTTTCTTGCTCTTCTTTCCATTGCTGCTTTACGTTGTTGGTCTCTAAGTGATAGACCAGCAGTGCCACGTTCTTTCTGTGGTTGTTGCTCTTTTGCAGAACGTGGTTTCTGTGTTCCTATATCTTTTCTGTCTTTATATGATTTTGCTGGCACCATTTTGCCACCACCAGCAGCTTTCATTCTACGTTTTTCTGGTTCTGATTTACGTCTATCAGCACCAACTCTGCCACCTTCACCACTCTTTCTGATTTGTGACCGTCCTTGTACTTCAGGATCGTACACTTCAGTCATAAATTCTTTGAAAGTTTTCATTAGAAAAGGGGAGGTGTTCTCCCCTTATTTATCAATCTTCGTCTTCTTGTACCTCTTCTTTCTTGACAGAAATCTTAGGACCAACTTGCACACGGTTTGTTTCATAGAACCACCGCACACGTTCACGACGTGCTTGCATCAGCATATCGTATTCTTCCTGTTGTTCTTTAGTGAAGTAGAAATCCTGTTCACGCCACTTTTGACGGAGATCTTTGAGGTGTGGAAGCACGTTGACAGTTGAAGTAGGGAAATTCATTTCAGTAATCGATGTTAGAGTTGAGGTAGTCGTTGATGTTGAATTTTTGATCTTCTTCAATCAAATCAGATAGATCTTCATGAGAGTCAAAGTTTACAAGTTCTTCGACTTGTTGTTCGTTGAGATAACAATCCATGTCGGATGGTTGGTTACACAATAGAGACACTTTAGACGACCCCCCTTTACTTAAGCAAGATGCGGAAGTCTTTACATCCTTTCTCTGCCATTACCTTTTCCCAGAAAATAGCATCTTCAATCCTCAAAAATGTTGCTTCATGGTTGGCATAACCTTTTTTCTTCGGTTTTTGATACTGAACTTGGTACATCATTCCAGTGCCTGATTACTCCAGATACGATAAACATGTTGGTTGTAAGAAGACTTACAAATATGATACTACGAATGGCAGCAACATAATTGTCATATGGTTTTGTTTTGTCATCACTGAAACTACCCAGTGAATACTTCCATATCTCCCAAATTTTATGGATCAATATATCTCCCCTCCTGAGATTTGTATTCATCAACATTTACTTCTCTTCTATTTTTCACATACTCTAATTCATCCCACAGGAAACTTTGACAGCAAATTAGAATGTGAATCTTCTTATGTTTTTCGTTTTTTGTGTATTGACAGTGTGGTTTATCTTTTACACCAACTTCAATGCTGATAGTTTCATCACACTTGAAATATACCCATCCCTCATCAACTGAACCATTTTTGCGTGTCCATCTAACATAGTCATCAACTTGTGGAATGTATTTCATACAAATGCTGCCTCTAATGGAGTGAGTTTGAGTTGCATTGCAGTATAGGGGCGAGTGTTAGTAATGTCTACCTTATCTCCGTGCTTGGTGGAGTTAATAGGCGCATGATAGCATCTCTGCTTTGTGTTGTAGAACCCCCAGATTGTCCTAACTGGATCGCTGCTATAACAATACTTACGGTGATGAAGTAGCCAAATAGCAACAAGATTT